AAATTAAAAATGATATATGGACTTTAGCTAAAAAGATAAAGTCTTTATATACCACTTCTTTTGCCGTTACCACAAACGGTGTAGAAAAATATTCCTACCCAACAGATTACTCATCTGAATTAGCTTTAGTATTAATGACAGGTAACACTACTGGTACGGCTCAAGCTGGTTCTACAACTACAATCACACTTGCCTCTGGTAATACCGCTACTGACCTTATAGGAAAAGAAATAATGATTCTGTCTGGTACTGGTAGCGCCCAGATAAACCAGATAACTCTTTATAATTCGACAACCAAAGTTGCTACAGTGAATGATACTTGGACAGCTCCAAGCACGGACTCTGTCTATATGATTGTAGATAAATATATTGACTTAGAACAAACACCTGTATGGATGCACGACTCAGGCAGGACATCTCCTGAACGTGGTGAACCTACTCATTTCTTTCCTATAGGAGATGAAGACAATGGAGAGTTCATACTATTTCCTACTCCCTTCCGTTCCTCCTCTGACACTAATGGTTACGGTCTTAGGCATAAGTATTATGCTGACCTTACTCGTATTGATTTGGCTTCTACGTTAATGACTACTGTTTACAGAAGATGGAGAAGTTTATTTATTCAGGGTGTAAAGGCAAAATGCTTAGAAGATTTAGATGATAACAGGGCAGCGCAAGAGCAACAGAAATATGCTGCTGATATAAGAGCCATGATTGTACGTGAAGCATATGGTATGGATTTAAGTAACCTTAATATTTCTGTGGAGAGATAATGGGATACATAGGTGAATCAGTAGAAATTGATTTAAATGTTGGTGGGTTTAATAACAACCCTAATTTTGATTCTCTTCCTCCAAGTGCTATGCGTGACGGTTCTATTAATATTACGTTACAAGATGGTGGAAGGAGAAAACGTGGAGGTACTGCTCATGTCAATTCTTCTGCTGTGTCTGGTACTCCACAGTTAATGCGGTTATATGACTACATTTTAACTACTGGCACTCAATTCCTTATGATGGCTGGCAATGATGGGAAACTATACAAGAATTTCACGGATACAATCAAGACAGGATTATCAACAACTAATTATTGGGATATTTCTGCTATGAATGATTTGCTTATATTCACAGATGGAGCAAGCACTCTGCAAACATGGGATGGTGCTGCTGGTAGTTCATCTGATGTCTCTACGTTAGCTCCTGATTGGGCAGCAGATTCATTATTTCCACAACAATTAGTTTTGCATGGTAGAGGATTGTCTCAAAGAATGTGGACTTGGACAACTAACAACAAGATATTTGGCAGCGCTATATTTGACGCTGATGATTGGGGTGCTACTAATGGGTTTATTTCTGACACAAGTCAAGTGTTTGCTACAAGAGAGGGTGGTAGTCTTACTGCTATGTACGAGTTTGGTGATTCTCTTTTCATTACTACTGCTCGTAACACTTACATCCTCCAAGATTCTAATTCTGATAAATCAACTTGGGGATTTACTTTAGCACAATTTAATGCTGGCGCTGCTCATTGGAGAGTGTTGGCAAGAACTCCTAATGATATGTTGGTAATGATGGATGATGGCGAGATTTATTCTTTAGTAACTGTCAATGCTAAAGGAGATTACAAAGCATCAAGTATAACTAAACCAGCATTTATAGATAGATGGATAAGAGATAATATTGATTTAACTCAGATAGCAAAGTTCCATATGAATTATGACCCTAAGATTAGGGCGGTTCTTGTCTTTATGGTTAAATCTGGTTCTACAGCAGTAGATGTTTGTTTACCTTATTTTATAGATAGACCCGTAGACCAAGCATGGGGAGCGCCATTCGAGAATGGAGATTCTGATTGTGGTTATGATGCTTCGGTCTCAACCTTAGTAAGGGTAGCAGTAGGAGATTATAGATTACGTACAGGCTCTAACTCAACAGGGTTTGTGTGGGATTTAAACCAAACAACTTATGGTGACAATAGTAATGCCTATACTGGAAGATTTACAATGCCTACTTCTGGTCTTGGTGATAATATAAAACTTAAAATGTTTAAAAGAATCGTTTTTACTGGTTTTACTTCTTCTGCTGATGATGACGAGACTTTAACATTAGCATGGAATACTGATGGCATTACTAAGGCTTCTCAGAGTGTAACCTTTATAGCTTTAGGATTAAAGGTTAATGACCCTGCTGCTATAGTTGACCAGTTTACAGTTGGTGGAAGCAACTATCACATGGAAGCTATATTATCTTTAGGTCAACCAGCAAGAAGGTTAGGTATAAGTGTTTCTAACAATACCGTTGGAGACGATTTTTATTTAACTTCATTACAGGTAGACGCTAAACCTCTTGGGAGGAGACCGACACCAAGTATAACATCA